TTTTGTCCGAGTCGGCCGTGTTCGTTATTGCCCCAACTCCACATAGTGCCGTCAGTTTTAATGGCGAGACTAAAATCACTTCCACTCGCAATCTGAGACCACGTAGTCAATGCACCTACTTGAACTGGACTGGAACGACTAATGACGTCGTTTTGTCCGAGTTGGCCGCTGCCGTTGTAGCCCCAACTGTACAACGCCTTTGGTAGTACAGGCTTCGGCCAAATTGCAGAGTTTTGCAACTGGGTTTCCAACGTCCAAAAGCCGGACGCAGAGCCGCCTTCGCCATCAACAGGGGCCGTGATTGTTGGAGCTGTTGCGGATATAACCCCGCCCTCGTATCGCATTGCCATGAAATGCTCCTACCTATCAGGCGTTTAATTCTTCCCAGCTCGTAGTCACAACAACATCGTTTGACGCGCTAGCCGTAGCACCAAGGCTTCTGTCTTCTAACAGGTAAAAGCTGGTGGTTTTGTCTGTCACGATAAGCGAGGCGTCAGCAGGGACAGAGATGGTCGAAGCAATTGCAGTGCCCGTACCGCCCAAAGCCGCCGCCGAAAAAATCTTGATGGTGATGTCTACAGCAGAAGTGCCGTCTACGTTGGCGGCAACGATGGAATTAATTTTAAAGACCTTGCCACTGGATGCCGCATTGCTAACTAGCGCCGTTGCAAACGGGTCAGCGGTAGATGAAATCAGCAAGGTGCTGGTGTTACCGTAGATTGCAGCTACGTTGACTATATTTGGGTTTGCCACGGTAGTCTCCTAGAGTCCGAAAATAAGTGAAAAAGCGATGGCTTGGCCTTTGGTCGCGCCACTCGCTGCGGGTGCAGTGGAAGCCCACGTTGTACCGTTACTTGTTAGTACATTACCAGAGCTACTCGGTGCAACAAAAGTAGGGGCTGATGCGCCGTTGCCCAAAATGACGTTGTTGGCTGTTAAGGTCGTCAAACTTGTACCGCCATTGGCTACAGGCAATGCAGTGCCTGAATAGGTCATGGCTAACGTGCCAGAGGATGTGATCGGGCTACCGGAAATACTAAAAATGCTAGGGACTGTCGCCGCTACGCTAGTGACTGTGCCGCTAGTCGCCGGGCTTGCCCATGAAGGCGCACCGGCGGTTGTTGCTGTTAGAACCTGACCATTAGTGCCTGCTGCTGTCGCTACAGGAACCGCCCCTGCGCCGCCGCCGTACACAACGCCATACTGCGTAAGCGCAGCCGATGACGCCAATGTCCCTGAAGCTGTGTACGCAAGGACGCCGCCAGAAGTACCTGCCGTTAGTGCCGTACCGCCATTGGCTACAGGCAATGCAGTGCCTGAGTACGTCATCGCCAGCGTACCGGATGATGTGATCGGGCTACCGGAAATACTAAAAATGCTAGGGACTGATGCAGCAACGCTAGTCACTGTACCTGAAGTGGCAGGAGCAGAAGATGACCATGTTGTCCCGTTACTCGTTAGCACGTTGCCTGACGTACTAGGTGCAACAAAACTAGGAGCCGATGCGCCGTTGCCCAAAATGACGTTGTTAGCAGTTAGGGTCGTCAGACTTGTGCCGCCATTTGCAACTGCTAACGTACCAGCAAGAGTAGAGATTGTTGGGCTTGCCAGGAATACAGCAGCGCCAGCTCCGGCCCCGTCGCTATACACCATCGCTTTAGTGCCAGTGGCAATTGTCACGGTAGCACCGGTGCCTTGCTTGATGATAATACTCTGGCTGCCCGTAGTGGCGTTCTCGATGATCCACACCTTAGAAACCGTGTTAGGCGCGATGGTCAGAGTACGAGTAGCGGTAAGGGCGGCTACTGTGGATGTAATCTTGAGGTACATGGAGCGCAGGGTATCGACGGTGCCATCTGCCATCGTGAAGGTCTGGTCTGCGTCCGCTGCCATATTCTTAACGCCGTAGCCGAATGCGTCGGTGGCGAAGTCCCAGTTGGAGTTAGTCGTCGTGCCCCAAGTGCCGCTCTCATCACCTGTGGTGATCTCGGTTAATCTTAGATTGTTTACATAAGTGGCCAAAAGTTGTACTCCTCAAGCAGCTATGTCAACCCAGTTCGGGGTCTGACTATCGTTCACCGTGGTCCATCCAATTATTCTAACTGTTCCTACTGCGCCTGTCCCGAAGACTCCGGTAACAACAACCGCATCGCTAATCTTTAGGGTTACCGTGCCTACGCTGCCGGTACAGCCTACCCCTGTTACAACAAGTCCGTCATTTACTTTTACGGCTACGGTGCCTATAGAACCTGTGCTGGATACTCCGGTGGGTGTTACGTTCCGATTGTACGCAGTAATTACTGTACCAATTCCGCCAGTTCCCGCAACACCAGTAACGACAAGACCATCGCTTACTTTTATTAATACGGTCCCAGGGGAGCCTGTGCCTGCAACCCCAGTAACCGCAACGGTCCTACCAAATCCTAAAACAACTGTGCCTATATTCCCAGTACCGGCAACCCCTGTAGCTACAACGGCTATCCGTGGTACTACAGTTCCTACTGAACCTGTGCCTGCAACGCCGGTTGGGATAACCGAGTCGTTAGCTGCTGCGGTGACCGTACCAACCGCGCCTGTGCCTTGGACACCGGTCGGAACAACACTGCTGTTGATCAGGAAGGTGACAGTACCAACACTTCCTGTGCCCGATACTCCGCCTACTACATACGCAGGAGCGATCCCCCCAAAGCCGTTAATGCCCCAGCCGCCCTCACCATAACCTTTAGTGTAGGTACTCGCGCTCAAAATAGAACTCCGTTTTACGCAATTCTAATAATCGCAGTTGCAGCAGCCGCAGCAGGGAACTGAATTTGAAAATCTCCTGAGCTAACAGTTTGGTCACCACTGAAGCTCAACACCGCGCACGCAGGATCACCTGACGCCGTATCGTTGTAAATCAATGCGCCACACGTAGTGAAGGTAGCTGTAGTCCAGGTTGTGTCAGTAAAGTCACAAATCGCTGTGGTGCTGTCAGCAACTGGCGTAGCACTTACCAGCGTATTTCCCCCTGTGGTGTACCCACTGCCACTGCCAAGCTCGTCAGTGCTCAGGTTAGTGTAGCTTGTTGTCGTTGCATTAAAAGTTCCAGAGCCAGACGCTGTAGCTTTCAGCAGCGCAATTTTAAAAGTGTTACCCGTGCTGGCAGTAAAGTTATGCACGGCTTTTAGTATTTCTACTTTGAAGCTAGTGGGCATTGCGGTAGTAACTGTAATAGCCATGTCAAATCTCCAATAATTTTACAAGTTCGGGGTGTCCCGCGTTATTAAAACGGTTCATCAATGTGGTGTTGTGAGACGCGACTGCCTGCTTCATGTAACTCACCAACACCGCACGAAGCTGTTCTTTGTACGCCTCCGCTTGATCGCGAAGTATTGGGTTAGCCGAAACACCAATATAAATAATTTTCTCTAACGCCTGCTCTGCCAGTTCTTCCGGAGTAAAACCACGCCCAGAGACCATTCTTGCTTTTATCTCGCCTAGTAAGGCACCGCCTACGCTACTGATCATGGACCAGGTGACTCCGATTTAATGGGGATTCTGATCATCCCATCTCTGTACTCGTCGCGACGACGACGACCCTGTTGTTCGATACCCAAGCCTTGTACGGCTTGCAGATAACTGTCAGTGAAATATTTTAACATCTCAGCAGGGCCTTTGGTGTAACTATATGCCTGTATCAAACACGCATACAGCAACGCCTCTGGCGCGTTTAAGCTCACCCACGTAGTGGTGTTAGTAGAGGACAGTTGCGTTGGACTATAAATGTAGCCAATCTCTGCCGCATAGTTACTGTTAGGCGTAGGGGCGAGATAGAACGTCGTTTGGCTAAAGACTGAATAGTATTTGGGAACCCCGGTTACGGTGGCATCCGGCCAATACTCTTTCATGAAAGAGGTATCGCGAAAGTCTAAGAACACCTGCTTACCGTTCACGGTAATCATCAGGTAGCGATGCGTCAGGATATTAGATGGGGCTGTCAAAAATTTGTTGGAGGCAGTGAGCGTGCCGGTAGACTCAACTTTGAAAACGTCAAGGTCAATGTCCCGCAGGATTCGGTTCTCTGCCATAGTAATAAAGGTGTTTATCACTGAGGCGGAGAACACATTGCTCCCGACTTCGGTGTAATTGCGTATGTTAGTAACTAGCTCGTCGTAGGTCATGGTGTGATCACTATAGTTACTGTCCCAACGCTGCCAACACCTTGTACAGGACGCTGCGTTGGGAATGGCTGCATGTTATTCGTGTTTGATGCGCTCCCGATACTCTGGAATGCGGAATCTCCGGGCAAACCAACAAACACTACCATGGGTTCAATCCTGTCCGGGCGTGGATCACGCAGTGCAATCGCGTCCCCACGATATTTCAGCGGAAATAACTGTGGCTCTTTTGGCTCATAGTCGTCGGGGCATACCATGAAACCGCGCCAGTTTTTGCGCAGAACACTGTAGGGATACCGCTGACCGCAAGTATCGCACAGGCCGAACGAGAACTTGCCACTTGCAAATGCCATCTCATCTCCCGAAATCAGGAACGAAGTGGACGCTTGCTGTATCCCGATCTTCTAACGCTGCCCTTTGGAAATCCTCTTCGTAGATTTGCTTTAAGGCAGCCATACGATCAGGCGTGTATTTTAACGCCAACATGTACGCCAAGCCAGAAGCTAGACACGGAAGGAATCGATAGTTAACGTCGGAGGTATTGGTGTAATCCCCAGCGTCTTGAATACGTCGAATACGGTAGTAAATGAATGAATATGATCGGTCTGATGCAGGGTACAGGAACACCAGTGTCGGGTTTGCTCGCTGCACGTAGTACTGCGCGGGTCGCGCCTGCGTGAGCTTGTTCGGAAGGTTCAGGTACTCCTCCCGGCTAATGCGATCCATCGAAATGTCTTGCTGCTGGCCGCCAGTGGTCACTCTAATAACCGCCGACAATACATTGATGGTGTCGCTCGCTAACGTCAGTTGGACAGATCCCTGCACTACCGCGTAGGTCGCCTGTTCAATGGTCCACAAATTTAAACCGCGATTCGCCCAATCTAGAAACAACAGGTTGAGCGACCGACGTGCGCTGGAGAGCTGATAACCGTTGGTCATCCGCATCCCGCAACGCTCAAACGATTCCTCGACGAGATCGTCGATAGAAAGCGTAAAGTCGGTCGTTCCTGAAGTTGCCATTAAGCACAGCCACCTATACGCATTTTCTTAGTCTTCTTAGCCGCGCCGCCGTGGCTCATCATTTTTCCAGCCATGCCGCCGTAGTTCATTTTCTTAGCCGCGCCGCCGTGTTTCATCATTTTTCCAGCCATGCCGCCGTAGTTCATTTTCTTAGCGTCGCCGCCTTTAGCCATGAGTTTTTCGCCCATCGCCATGCGCTTGTGCTGGTTAATTTCACCGCCTTTTGCCAGCATTGGAATGCCAGTAGACTTGCTAGGGGTGCTTTGCATTTTATTTTTAGATCCTGAACTTACTGCTCCGCCACCTTGAGTAGCGATACCCATTCCACGTCCGGCCATGTTATTTACCTCGATTTTGATACGTTTTTACTTTTGCAGCTACTGCTTTAGGTTGCTTAGAAAACTGCACACCTTTTGCTGTATCTGCGCGTTTTTTCTTGGATGTTGCTGCATACTGCGATGCGCTCAGTGCTTTTATTGCTTTTTCGGGCAAGTAACGCTCACCCGTTGCCCTGGGACCTTGCGTCGAAGGCTTGCCTGATTTGGTGCGCCATTTCTGATCGCCCCACGCCTTCAGGGATTGTTGGGGTTTTTTTAAAGCCATCAGTCTTTATAACCCCCGCCAGACGCTTTGTATTTTTGAGCCAACATTTGTGCCTTGCGAGCAGACCACTGCCCCGGACTGCCACCCTTTCCACCGGCCTTGATCTCTGCAAACAGTCGTTTGCGAAGGGTCGGCTTTGTGTAGTTTCCTGCCTCATTGACCTTGGACTTTGCCATCAGCATTTCCACCGCTTTCTGGCTTGTCTCAGCCGACTATTCGGATCTTTCGCAGCACTGGGGAAGTCACGCATCTGCCCTGCTGACCTTGCACAATAGGACTTTCTGCGCTTGGCGCTGGCAGGTGACGGATTTTTTTCCGTTACCGCTGTCTTCAACTTGCTACCAGGATTGGCCTTGCGGTACGCCGCAACGCCCTTCTCCGTCATTCCCGCCCCTTTTTTAGTGGGGCGAAAATTGCCGGATTTCACGGAGGTTTTAATCCCCATGTCCTTTTTAGTAGCCATTACGCCGCTGCGCCGCCGTCAAACAACAGCGTTACACTGGTCACTTCTGCGCTTGAAACGTCAATAAATATGCCTGTTCCAAACACGATGCCCATGTCTGGGATGGTCACATTCGTTCCACCTGCCGCAGCAGGCGTGACAATTGTAAGCTTTGCTGTGCCGCTGGAAGTTGTGCCGTCTTTGAGCGCAAAGGAGGCTCCCGTGCCAGTATGGGTGAAGTACAACCCCACCAATCTGCTACGCCCAACAACCGCAGAGGCATCTGCGGTCTTGGTGACCGATTGAATATTACTGAAGCTCATTTTTTATTTCCTGTTCTACTTTTGCTAACCAAAATTGACATTCTTGCATGGCCCCAGCGATAGCATTTAGATTGGCTTCCATTTGTTTTCGCTGGGC